AGTTTCAGAGCTGGCTAATCTTGCACTGAGCCTAGGCTCAGGAATTGGTAATGCACGAAACAAGTCTACACACGCTGAAGTAGTGTAGAAAGTGCTAAGTCTTTAGCTTGGCACAAGTTCATAATCAGGGTCGTCTTTACTGATTTCTTTCATAAACTTTGAAGTAAAGCGTTTACAGTCTCTTTGACGCTTCTCTCTTCGTATTCGTTGTCTTTCATAGTATTCATCATCAAAGAAACTACTACCACAACCACCGAAGCCAACATAGCCGCCGCCGCACTCATTCATTCTATGAACTGATTCACGGAATCCGCAACCACTTCCACCGCAGTCTGAACGTGGCTCTTCAGATCCGCCGCAACCACCGCCGCATTCTTCGTGAAATCTATGGCCCTCTTTCAAGATTTCTTCAAAATAAGTATTTACTATCATAATGCATTCCTTAAGTTAATTTTATAATTAGTTTACAAGACTAAATAATATGAGAGAAGAATTATTCAAAATGATTGAAAGTGAAGAAGAAAACTATCAGTTGACACCTGATGGCCTTGAAATAAGTTGTGCACTTGTTATTCAAAACCCAGAAGGCGAGATACTTGGCTGTCATTCAACTGGTAAAAGATGGGGACCTACAACATTTGACTTACCTAAAGGACATCAGGATGTAGGCGAAGACCCACTTGATACTGCCATTCGTGAGTGCCGTGAAGAAACAGGCCTCGACTTTTCTGATAGAAAAGCTGACATTGTTGACTTAGGCATAGTTGATTATATATCTACAAAAGTTTTGCATATTTATTATCTTGCAGCTGAAATCCCAGAACTTGATACTTTACATTGTGATTCTACATTTACTGACCCTTGGGGAAGACAAAGACCTGAAGTTAATGGATTTGCAAAGATTAAGCCTAATGAAAAATTTATGTTTTTCAAATCAATTCAAAAGGCTTTGGAGAGGGTAGGACTATGAACTACAAGTTTTTCAACAACTGTGATGAAATGTTAACATATTATTTTGAAAATGGTATGGACACTTGCTTCGATTTGGCTTTGGAACAAATTGAAAAAGATGAATGTTATCTTGATGATGATTGGATTCAATGGTGTGTTGTTGAATTTGAAGAAGGCGACTCAGTACAGCCGCTTGCTTTGATAGGAACAAGAAGAGTTCCTTGCGTTATGAATTCAACACATATTTCTTCTTTTGAGGTTAACGTTAACTATCGTAACTTAGGCTTCGGAGCAATGATTCTAAAAGAATTTATGAACACTTATTGTGAAAAAATTGTAACACTTTATGCTGAAGATAAAAACAGAGGTTTTTATGAAAAGCTAGGCTTTGTTAAACAAACAGAACCATTCTTTTATGTATGTGAACGCCACTAATTTATTAACAGCTCGTGAACACTTTTTCGTTCATCAACTTTTAACAAAAATATATCCTTGCAACGAAATGTTCTTTGCGTGTCACGCTTTTGTTTCAAGGCCAAATGCTGACTATAAAATCACAAGTCGAGAATATGAAAGATTGAAATTAAACTTCAGTAGACTTTCAAGTGAAATAAATAAAGGAAAGAAAATGTCTAAAGAGTCTATTGAAAAATTAAGAAAATCACTCACAGGACGAAAACTTTCAATTGAGCATAGAAAAAATCTAACTGGTAAAAAACGTTCAGATAAATCTAAACAAAAGATGAGTGCAGCGAAAAAAGGCAAACCCAGCAGTCGACTTGGTGTAATTCTTTCAGAAGAAACTAAATCAAAAATGGCAGCCGCTCATAGAGGCAAGCATCTTTCAGAAGAGACAAAAAAGAAAATAAGTGAAACTATAAAAAATAAGGGAGCATTATGTTAATATAAATATAATGATAAGAGATGCACAGAAGAAGTAAAGATGACTTGGAATGGCAAGAGGCCAAAAAGAAAGTCGATTTAAGAGACGGCCATTATTGCAGATGGTATATGATATTATTACCGTGGGAAGTCGAAGAATTAAAAAAGTTGGAGCCTCCTGCTTGGATGTTGACACAAATTGACCACGCCCACGTTGAGCCTGTAGGTAATTATCTTAATCAAGCTTATGACATTGACAACATTTATAACTTATCTCGTTGGGCTCATACTCATATCGACAACTTAATAAATCCTCTTACCAATTTACCGATGGAAAAGAACGAACAATGGTACTGGTGGGTTCGTATTCGTTTTAAGAAAACTTGGTCATACGACAAAGAATTAGACTATGAAGATTTATACAAATGTATGGCTGAACAAAAAGAAGATAAGAAGAAAAAAGATGTAATGTCTTGGTGGTAAAAATCAAATGAAAAATTTTTTAAGAAAGTATTGGTTACACATCAGTTATGTAATTATCTGGGCGGCTATCGCTATTTTAGTTTATACAGGTTATAATATGTATAAAGACAATCAAGTGTATAAACAAGTTGCCGCTAATCAGCCTGTCGTAATGGTTGAGAAAATTGAAAAAGTTGAAATCAACAATTATAATGCGCCTGTGTTTATTACTGAAACAGTTCCTGCTGAAAAAGTATTGTCTCAGGAATGCTTTGTCAGAACAATTTATGAAGCAACAAGAACTTGGGATAAGCGTAATACTTTTCAATACACTGACGCTGTTAATCTTTATTACTTAATTACAGCTGCTGCTTCAAATCATTGTCTTAATCAAAAGTTGGGATTTATGATTGCACATATTGAATCTGACTTTCGTGCAAATGCAGTATCAGGCGCGGGTGCAGTTGGTTTGTGTCAAATTATGAATGGTTGTTTGAATGAGTATAATAACAATCACGCAATAAAGTATACAATGCAAGATATGCTTGACCCTGAGAAAAATCTTGAAGTAGGATTTTGGTACTATGCTCGCATCTTAAATCATTATGATAAGTATTATGGTTATATCACAAGGACTGATTTGCAAACTGAATTAAGAGATGCTTATATTGCATATAACTATGGAGTGACCCGCTTCAGTCAGATTGGTCGTTGGGGAAGAAATGAATTAAGACAAGGTCGTTATCCTGAAAATATTTACAATGCAAAAATGGGTGATATTTATACACCTGCATTAAGATTAAAGGACATATCTCAATATTACTTTTAAGTCAACTAATTATTTATGAAGATGAGTGTTGTATTTTCTAAGTATATGGAAGGCCAACAGGTTTCCGCATACGATAAGAATGATAATATTATTGATGGTGTAGTTCGCATTAAAGAAGGCAAAAAGTATATCCTTTCTGACGACAGCAAGGTGTACTTAATGACTGAAATGAAAAAGATTAAGCAAGTAGGTCGCCGTCTTAATGAAGAAGCTGAAGATGCTTATGCTGACAGCCTTAAACAGTTTTCAGATTATTATCAAAACACTTTTGATACAGAAAAAGTTGAAAAAGCAAACGATGATGTAAAAGAAAAAATTATTGCACAGTATGCAGATAATTCTGACGATTCTGCAGTAAAGTCAAATAAAGAAACATTTATTAAAGATGCTTTGACAACAATGAACACTGCTGCAGCTGAAGAACGAATTGAAGCAGGCAACTCAACAGTAGATGTTGAAATCGAAAAACTTAAAAAAGAGCAAGATGACGGCGAATTGAATGAGTCTTTGTTTGACAACAGAAAAATCCAAAAAGCAATTCTTCGTGAAATGGAAATCGAAAAACAAGAAGGCGCTGAATACTTACAACCTCGTAGTGATTATGGCCTTGGTGAAGACAATCGTGCTGATGCAATTGATTACTGCACTATGATGATTGACCGCGGTGTAAATAAAGACACAATTATTCAAGACTTGCAACTTGAATATGAAGTCAGCAAAGACGAAGCTGAAAAAATGTACAATGACATTGCAGTTGATATTGACTGGGATTGCACTGAATGTAATAACTCTAATGAGTCTTCAACTGATATGAACGATGAAATTGAAGATAAGTTTGAAGAAGTATTAAATAGCATTCCAAAAGAACTTGCAGGAAGTAAAGCGGTTGTCCATTACCTTGCTGAAGCATTCAATCTTGATGCTGAAAAAGCCTTAAAAGAAACAAATAACATTGGCGATGCAGTTATGAATCTGTTTGAACAAGCAAAAGCCAACAAATAAATCCTGAAGCCGCGGCTGCGGCTTTTTTAGTTAATATATACAATATGACAGGAAAAGAATATCTCGAAGCACAAGTAATACCTTTACAAAATGATTCTTATTCACTTTTGAAATATCCAGAAGAAGAGTTCTTTCGTTGTCCTTACTGCGGCAATAAAATGAAATCTGCTTTTGATAAAAAGGCATTCAAAATGAATTGTGATTGTGCAGGTGCTGAAAAAGAAAAGCAGAGAATTTATCTTCTTAAAACGCTGAAAGATAAATATGAAGCTGCATTGGAAGAATACAATAAGTTTAAATCAGAATGTGAAGATGCTGCAATAAAGAGCGGTATTAAAAATGCTGCTCAACATTATATGTCTTTGAAAGAACAAAGAGATAAGTTTGACTCAGAAATCGAACAACTTGCTAAATAAATAAATTCGGAGGTTTTAATTGTCTAATAAAGTATTGACTTTTGGTGCTGACGCTCGTCATAAAATGTTGGTTGGTATTGAAAAGCTTGAAAGAGCAGTTGTAGCAACCCTCGGCCCAAAAGGAAGATGTGTTGCATTCTATCGTGGAACATCCCACCCAGTATACACAAAAGACGGTGTATCAGTATCAAGAGAAATTTGGTTGAAAGATCATCTTGAAAACTGCGGCGCTTGTACTCTTAAAGAAGCAGGTGAAAAAACAAACAGTGAAGCAGGAGATGGAACAACAACAACACAGTTCCTTGGCGCTGAACTTTGTAAGTCAGGTGTATCATTAGTTGACTCAGGAAAAGAGCCTGTTGAAATTCAGAAAGGATTTGATGCTGCTTGTGAAGACGTTTTAGCAGCACTTGATAAATATAAAAAAGTAATCACAAGTGATAAAGATATTTTATCAGTTGCAACAATCTCAGCAAACAACGACCCAGTTGTAGGCAATAATGTTTTGAAAGCATTTACTTCAATTGGTGAAGGCGGCGTTGTAAATGTTCTTGACTCACATAACAAAAGTGGAAAGACAATCATTTCAATTTCTGACGGTATGGAGTGGCCTACAGGTTTGACTGCAGGTCGTATGATAAACAATAAAAAGTCTGAGTCTTACGAAGTTAAAAATCCAAAAATTGCAGTTTTTGATTTTGAGCCTTCTCTTGATGATGCTGCTGAATTACTCAACTACTGTTTAGGTAAGTCATTGCCTTGTGTTCTTATTGCAGAGTCTTTTGATGAAGACCTTGAAAATATGTGTACAAGAATGGACATTGAAAGAAAAGCTAACTTTGCTCTTATCAAAGCACCGGGAGTGAATTCAATTGATATGAGTGAACGCCTTAAAGATATTGCAGTAATCTCAGGAACTGAAGTAATCAAAGACAGAGAAGCTCTCAAAGATTTTAATTGCGAAAAAGACTTTGGTACTTGTGGTTCAATTAAATCAACAATGTTTAAGACAACTATCGAAGATGGCGCAGGAAATGATGATTCCATCGAAGCTCGTGTTGCTGAAATCAAAGCTGATATTGAAAAAGGACTTGCTGACGAAGATGTTGGTTTATCAACAGAAGAAGTAAATGTTATGAACAAGCGTATTGCTGCACTCACAGGAGGTATTGCAACAATCTCAGTTGGTGGCCTTACTGAAACTCGTGTAAAAGAATTGTATGACCGTTATGTTGATGCTGTTTGTGCTGTAAATGCTGCCATCTCTGATGGTATCGTCCCAGGTGGTGGAGCTGCATTATTGAAAGCTGCTCGTGATGTTCGTAACAATAAAAAAGAATTCCCTAATGATTCTTATCGTGCAGGATATGAAGCTTTGCTTGATGTATGTCGTATGCCTGCAACACAAATTATCCAATCAGTTACAAAAGATTATGCATATATCGTTTCAAGCATTGAACACGATACAAAAGATGAAAGTGGCTATGATGCAAAGAACGAAAAGATGGAAGCAGATATGTTTGCTGCAGGTGTAATTGACCCACTTAAAGTTGAAAAGACTGCTCTTAAGTATGCGACATCAGTTGCAGGTATTCTTATTACAACAGAATGTGTGGTTTCCCCTGAAGCACAAAACATTGACCTTGTGCCAAAAGATGAAGTATCTGCAAGAACAGATGAAAACTATGGAGGTGGTTTTTAATGCCAAGTAAAATGAATGCTGCTATGACTGCAGCTTTACATCAAGAAAAAATAACAAAAGGCCTTGACGATGTTCAGATTTTAATGAACAATTGGAAGTTCAATAATTCAGGCGGAGATATTCTTACACATCGTTATAATAAGCCTAAAGTTGAGTATTGGCAGGTAAAAATTATTTACAACAATGAAGTAGAGATTCGTAAAGGTTTGTTTAAAAAAGAAAAGCTCAACATTCCTTTTGAGTTTTCTGCTCCTTATATCAATTCAACTCAAGAAGAAGCTGTAGGCTATGCAAGATACTTTTTGAAAGATTTAATTGATAATGGTGACTTGCCTCCGGAAGTTGTAGTTGATGGTAAGGTAAATGACAACCTTATCAAAATTGCAACTGTAAAAGTTGAGCTTGCTTATATGGAAAGAGATGTATCAGATAAATAAAAGATTTTTTATTGGCATAGGTATTATTGAGGCTCTTTGTCTTATATTTTGGATTTTCGGCGCAATCGGATTTCCTGTATGGGCATCAGCCGCAATAACCTTAGTTCTCAATTCAGCCTACTTTACTTTATTCTTTGTAGGCTTGAAAATGATTAACGAAGAAGAAGCTGATTTACAGAAACAAATTGAAGCCCACGATCCAAATCTTGTTTTCAAAGTATCAAAGCAAGATGTTGAAAAGTTTAAGAAAGAAGGTGCTTTAATGGTTGACGGTAAAGAGCTTATAAATAGGGATTTTGAATTATGGAAAGAAAACAAGAAGCATCAGGAAAGACAATAATTACAATTCCTAGAGGAAAAGTATTAAAAGATTTCAATTTCTTTTGTAAGAAACACGGCAATCTCGGTGGCTGCAAGAACAACCCAGCAGTAATTGTTTCAAAAATAAATTATGTTGACCCAACAGGAGTAAGAAGAGAAAAGCAAGAAGCATTCTGTATGGCTTGTCTTGCAGAGTATTTGGAAACTTTACAAAAGCAAGGTTTCTTATCAAAAGTCGCAATAGTTCCAGTTGTTGCAGATGCTGAAGATGAGACTAAGAAAGCTCCTGATACTCATCACGCCACTTCGGATGATGTTGGTTCAACCACTGCACCATCGGCTTAATGTCGTCTCCAAAAACAAAGTTCACATTAGGGTTTTGGTCCATCTTACAATGGTCTGATGGACGAAGCCAACCTTTCACTTCATAATAATTTCCGTTTACAATAAAGTCAGGATAAAACTTTCTGAGTTTACCATTTTCATCTGTGTATGGAAAATTATCCGTATGATTTCTTATTACAACTGCGGCGTTACATTCTTTCTGATATAAATAAAAAGCATATTCCCAATAAGAGTCAAATCGTTCTCCATCTGCAAAGCCTTTTGTGCCTTGCTGACCGTGAGGCCTCAATGCTGCATTTATAGCACAATCAAGATTTGTAAGATGGTCTATGTTATCAATATATTCTTCCATTTCATCGACATAAAATGGGTGAAGTTTATGAGTCTTTTGAATTGTATGAATGTTATTTTCAAAATGTGGAAGAATTGTTTTCATATTAAATTAGCAAAAAATAAGGCGTTGCTTACGCAACGCCTGTTATATCAACTTTTTAAGTTTATGCTTTTAATGATGGGATTACATCGAACACGAAGAAGGTCATCTTAATGTCGTTGTTAATTCTATCAAGTGTTAAGCGGTCCTGAGTTGTAATACCGTTCTTTTCAGCATAGTCATCAGCACGCTGCATCCACTTTCCAGCAAGTTCTGCAATAATACGAAACTGCAATTTTTGGTCGATGATAACTCTTTTACCTTTTACTGCTCCGCCGTGGTTTGCAATATCAACAGCTGCAATCAAGTTTGCGAAAGCAACTTTCTTTGCATACTCAACGACTTCCATTGAGGACTCTGTCTCAACATCAGTAAGAAGGTTTGGAAGGATTTCAGAAAGACGAGCAAGGAACTCTTCCTGTGTCAAAGACAATTCATAAGAAAGTGTTCTTGACAATACTGCGTCATTCAAATCAGATTTTCTCAAGTTTGAAATCATTATGAGTCTTGAAGTGAAACGCCATTTTGGAGGAATTTCAACATCATCTTCATAATCATTGTCAAGCTGATTGAGCTGCTCTGCAAGCTCCTGATCTTCTTCTGACAATTCACCATCCCAGTTATCGTCATCATCATTTACAACAGCTTCGTTCATCAATCCGAGACCGAAGTAGTCGCCTGTATCAAGAACCTTCTTTGACTCTCTTACAGGCTTCTTTGTTTCAACAATCTTAAACTTTTTAAGTTCTTCAGGCTCGATAGCTTCATTCAAAACTTCTTCGCCTTCAATCGACATTACCAAACGGCCTTCAAGAAGCTGCTTTTGGTCGATAGAAAACTCTACGCCTTCGTGCATTTCAGACTTAGCTTCATTTGCCAAAATCTTTGATGCAAGATTACGAATTGACGCAGGTGTTGTAATATACTTAGGGTTCTTTTCTGTGTTATCCAAGTCCAACATACCTTTAAGAAGGTTCTGAATAGCTTGGTCTTTTGAAAGTACAAACGAGTCACAGTCATCGAGAACGATTACTTTGTTCTGTCTGTTCTTATAGAAGAAAGATACTATATTTGATGCAGCTTTACCAATATCACCTGAGTTCCATTCAATAGAATAGCCTTTCTTTGAAAGAGCGCCTCTTGGGAACTCAACCTGCATAGCTTTCTTTACAGAATATGTCTTACCAACTCCAGGGTCACCATAAATGAAAGCGTGGTGTTTAATACCCTTTCCTTGGAAAATTGTCTTTGCGATTGAATAGATTGTTGAGAACTTATCTTCAGCAGAATCTTTTGCTGACATAACTTCATCAACACCATCACCACCAGAAATAACGAGTTCTTTTGCAAGGTCGTTTGTTAAGTCATCAGCAGAAAATGGCTTAGCAGGTTCTGCGGCAGCAGCTGATGCAGCAATAGGGTTTTTTGCCAAGTAAGCATTCAATTGCTGTTCTGCTACATCGCGGTGTGTTTTGTAGTATTTTGCAGTTGGTACATCTGAAGGTAAAGAGTCGATAAATCCATCTACATCAATCTTTCCACCGTTCTTTGTAACATAATCCTTGATTGCGTTTTTGATAGAGAAACCTTCTTCCATCTTATCAACGCCGTTTGTCATATAGGCAGCCCAGAAAGCTTCGCGCATTTCTGCAGCGTTTGCTGTGTATTCTGGGTCTTCTTTAGAATCATATTGCAAATTATCAGGAAGTGACTGTGGATTTTCGAGGATTGACTCTACTTCACCAACCATATCTCTTGAGTCCAAGAGTGTATTTGTTACTTCTTCCATCGTATTCTCCATTAAAAAAAATTAAACTGATTGGCAGGCCGAAGCCTGCCTTATTTTTAGCCCAAAATTCCTTCCCTGAGAATACGTGAGAAGTCCCAACGGTCCTCGTTCTCAGCAATTCTGTCAGAAATCATTTTCTCTGTTACAGATTCCTTGTATGTACCTTTTACAGTAGGCCAAGTATTTGCAGCTTCAGGTGATTTCTTTGTTGTTGGTTTTACCAACTCTTCAGAATTGTTTTTGTCAATGTTATGGAATTCCTGAGGATTTGTCATTGAGTTGATTTCCTGTACCATAGCATCCTGACCGTTTGAAGGAGCAGCGCCTTCTTTGATTGCCTTAAGCAATGCTTCGCGTTTTGCAAGACGAGCTTTTGTTGACTCGAGACCTTCCATTACAGGAGCAGCACCTGCCTGTGCGTTAGGATCTGGTGTAGCACCATCAACAGCAGGAACACCTGCGTTAGGGTCAGCACCTACATCAACTGGAGGCTGAATACCACACTGTGTTGCGAGGTCATTTACAGTTGTCTGAAGTGAAGCAACTGTATCAACGATGTTCTGAGGAACAGCACCCTGAGCAGCAGGATCAGCAATTGCAGCATCAGCAGCGTTTACTGCGTCCATAGCGCCCTGTGTTGCGTCAGCAGCACCCATCATATCATTCTCGTTCAACTTTGTCTTTGCAACAAAGATGTTCTTGCGAGCTTCAAGAATCTTTGAACGGATTTCGTTCTTTGTGTTCTCATCAAGCTTTTTAGCTTCTGTTGGAGTTTCTTTGTTTTCTTCAACTTTGTTTTCAGGAGTTGCAGCTGCATTAGCTTCTGTATCCTCTTCAATTTTTGTTGAAGGACCAGCGATGATTGTCTTTTCATCTTTTGTTTCTTTAATAACAGTTGGTTCTGTCATTGTTCCGCAAAGGATTGTTCTTTCAATCATTTTCTTCTGTTTTGTTGAAACACCACGACCCATTCCTTTTGACTCTTTGTAGTCACGGAATTCTTTGAGAGTCTTTTCAAACTCTGCTTTCTGAGCTTCGTTCATCTCAGTCTTTTCTTCTGCAGGTTTTTCCTCAGTCTTGTTTTCACAATCTTCGTTGAACTTGCCCTCTTTGTAAAGCTGACGGATTTTGTCAATCTCTTTAGCGTTTACAACTGGAGAAAGGCCTCTTGCCTTCTTCTCTTCTGAATACTGTTTTACTGCTTCAGTAAATTTCATTGTAAAATCTCCTCGTGTTGTGTGTTTTGTTCAAATAGCATATATTGCACACTTTACACATTATTTTTCAATAATGGGCTTCGCCTTCCACGGTTTGCGAATTCCAATATTAAAATAATTAGTTGTAAACATTTAAAAAGAACTTTTACTTAAACACTTTGACAAAATAAGAAAAAATGTCAAAATAATTTTTGAACTATAATGGAGGGAATAAATATGAGTATGAAGTAAATTTATATAAATTTTTCATAAATTTTTATACTTTTGATTATTGCTTTTTATATTATTATTGTAATTTGAAGTTAAGGAGTAGATTATGAAAGAATTCAGAATGTCTTATCGCGGTCATACTTGTGGTTGGTTCCGTGAATGCGGTTGTTTGTTCTTCGCTTACGACGCAAAGAAAGCTGACTATCAGCAGTATGACAGCCGCGCTCTTACAGGCCTCAAAAAGCTTTTCAAGGAAAACGTTGATAAGATCGAAGGACCAAAAGTTAAGGGTCAGAAGTACCCAACTGAACGTGGTCTGTTAGTATAAATTAGGGAATTACGCTGGCAGATTGTTGCAGCAAAATGCCAACGACAAATAATTTCAAGAGATGGACGAGCTCTGCCTGCAAGCACAAAAATAGTCCGCGGATTCGTAGCTACCGTGTTATCGAAAGCGAGGTTCTAAAACTATCCCCTTAAAGTTTGGGTTCTGCTTTGTCACCTGCGTACATTTGTTTTTTAACACTTGTCGAAAACGAAGTGTGTGGAATAAAGAAAACCGAAAGTGGCAATAATAAGCCCACTGGTATGTTGTGTTAGGTTTTACTAACGGCGGAGTTAATACTTTAAGTACACATACCTTTTGCGAAGAGTAATGCAAAGGCTCATTTGGGTTCAATTCCCAATTCGCGAAATACTTCAAAGGGAGACGATGGTTGTGATAAGTTGTTATAGCATTTTATCAGTCTATGCAATTCTGTATCTTATTATAGTGTCATTAAGAGTCATAGAACGTATCGTTCTGACAGGGCATCGCAACCTAACCTTTAGACTTTCAAAAGGAGGAAGCTGGTTGGAGACTCAAACTTGTCATTCAGGCTTTACTTAGTTGCTCTCGGTCCTTATAGTGTTTATAGATTATTTTATGAGTGGAACGAGGAATGAGGCAATTTGTAAGACCAACTTCCGTTCTGAAAAGCCTAGGATAATAACAATCCGATGATGGTTTTCCGGATAAGCTCAAAAATTTTGATTATTTGATTACTTTGCGGCAGCTCAAATGGTTGATGGGCTGCCGCTTTTGATTTTTGAACTAAATAAAATAAGGAAGAAAATATGGACAAGACACAACTTTTTGAAAATATATTGAATGAGGCCAAAGTCACAGATTATGATTTGGGTGATTTCAATCAAGAGCAAGAAGAAGATGAACAGACAAAATATGAAAGACTCGATAGACTTGAACGCGAGCACATTCAAGAACTTATTGATTTTTGTCAGCAAGACCCAAAATATAACTATGTTGTAACTGATGTCAAATCAAGATACTCTGATGAGTATTACAGTCAGTCAGCAAAAGGCGTGACATTTGAAACAATCGACGACATTTATGATTATGTTCAAAAGAACTTCCCAGGACAGAAATGTGTTAAGATTGATTTTGACCCATATCCTTTCAAAGGTTGTAGAGAAGTTCGTATCATCAATGACTTTGATGACTAATGTGTTAATATAAAAATAAGAGGATATTCATATATGGCAGATTTGGAACTTGCAAGAAAAGAACTCGCAAAAGTTGGCGGTACTCTCGCCAAAGATATGTCAAACCCAAGAATTAAAGTGGTATTGATGAAACTTAAAGGAATTGATACTGAGCTTAAAAATATTATTAACGGTGTCGAAGAAGAGTTTTCTTTTGACAGTCTTAATGAAGGTCAGCAGCCTGCAAAGAAACCACAGCAGAAAAGAGTACAGGAATCTGCTTCAGCTGACTTTGGTGTTGACCTTGGTGGATTTGATAACTTTGTAAATCAGCAGGACCCAGACGGCTTTGACTGGAAACAGACAATGCGTGAAGCAAATGGTGAAAACCACGAACAAGATCTTGGAAACTGGGACCCACACTCGGGCGCTTATGCCGAAACCCTCGGACGTATGGTTGATAACACCTAGTCTTAATTGCTGCTAGGTTAATATCAATTATACAGAGGTTAAAAGGTGACTGAGCTTAAAGTCTTAATCAAGAACGAATATGATAGAGCAGTAAAGTATAGAAGCAGTAAAGAATCGTTTGCTATGCTTTACTCAGGTCAGACGTATACTGACGAATATCTTATCAATAATTTTCCAATCAAATACAAAGTAGAAGAAAGACTTGCTCAGTTAAAAAGTTTGCTTTTCTTTCTTGCTTCAACAAACAACATTCACGATGTAAAAGAAAATAAAGGTATCTTCTTTACGAAAGATACTTTTGCAAAAGCAGGCATCTCGATAGGGAACCCTCAAACAATGCATAACTGGGTTGAAGGTCTTAAAAGATGTGGTCTTGTTTATGTAATCAATAATCATTATCAGTTTGGCCACGGAGACGAAAACTTTTCAAAATTGTATGGTCTTAATCAGTGCGGCATTGTTCGTTCTTGGCCAAAAGAGTATCATCAATATCTTGAAACACATTCAGTTGAAGAAAAGCCAAACACAGTTGTTGATATTTCAAAAGACATTAAAGTTGAAGTTTTTGATAAGAAACAAAAAGTTCAGATAAGAAGTGCTTTTGCAAAGTTTAATCAAAATCTTGTTTATAACTTTAATAAAGATTCTTTAGTTGAGTTTACGAAAGGAACTATTGATGATTTTGAAAAAATGTTGAACGAATATAATGAAGGTAAGAATGAGTTCAACAAAAAAGTAATTCGTTTCAAATGTGATAGGACTAAAATATCAGGCCGCGCCTATTCACAATATATCAAGACAGAAAAAGATGATATTGAAAATGGGTACACAACAGATAGAACTGATTGGTGTAAAGAAAACAATCTTGCATACCGTTACGATATTAAATCCGCTGTCCCTCGTATTAGTCATTTGATGTATACAGGAACTTGGAAAAATGAAGACTTCGACTTTTATGAATATATGTCGAAAAGAATGAGTGAAGATTCAGGAATGTACTTGCCTCGAGATTATATGAAGGAAATTCATATGCGTCTCCGTTTTGGACAATCTCCTGAAAAGTCATTTAACGACTTTTGTTATTCAAACAGAGACATCATAAGAGCTCGTTATGGTAACAATGAAGCTTATGAAAGTTATCTTACAAATGTCAGACCAAACTTACTTCTCGATTGGAGAAAATTATACAACATAGTTGAAGAACTTGAAGGCACTGACCATTCAAGTGCAGTATTTTATTTTGAATCTTTTCTTGAACTTTATGTTGTTTGGAGATTGAAACAACTTGGTGTAACAGCATATAATATTTATGATGAATTCTTTTATGATAAGCCTTATGACATAGCTTCAATTATTGAAGAAGGTGCTAATTATATGTACCAGAAAATAAGGGACTATGATGACAGATTCAATATCGGAAAAAGAAGTATTTAATTATATGCTTGATAAAGAAGAAGAAAAGTTAGGTATAAAGAAGGAAACCATAAATGGAAAACAAACCTGCCCAGACAAATGGTGTGAAGAATGCGACAGCTCCTGTGTCTTCAAAGACAACGGAAGAAATCCTTAGTGATTTTTACTTCTTAATCTTCACTCCTAATCCTGTAAAAAATAATGTTCGCGTAATAATTGATGACGGCACAATTAAGTTGTGGCTTAATACTGAAAAGTTTATCAAAGTCATCAAACTTATTATGAACGATGAAATGGCTCAAGCAGTTAAAACTGCCTGCACAACTTATGGTTGTTACTTTTTAATTGACCGTTGTGAAAACGATATTAAGAAACTTAGTATTAAGTCTGAAGAAATTATAATCAATATCAAGCAGCTTCATAATGATATTGAAAAAGCCAAAAAAGACGGTGATAAAGATAAAGCACTTCGTGAAAGATTTATCAACACAATCAATACCCCAGTTCAAGAACGTCTTTCTAAACAAACTATGGGCGATTATGTTTCTCATAATAGGTTTTCAGGCACAATTGTTTACAATGTAAATAAATTTGGTGGCTATAAGCCTTATTAGGTTAATATATTATTACAGTTAAGTTTTATATGCTATATGACAGAAAGAGAGATTAACGAACAGATAGTGTTGCGACTGCAAATGACAACACGCATTAAATCAGATCAAATTATGTGCCACTGTCCATACCACCAAGACAAACATCCGTCTTGTTCTGTGGACCTTGAAAACTCTGTATGGCACTGTTTTTCCTGCGGACAAGGAGGAAAACTTCGTGCTTTGTTTAGAGACTTATGTGGTCATTCAATAAACAAAGAACTTGGTATTCCGTGGGAAGCTCAAAAAGAATCTACTTTTGTAAATCCATTTAAAACAGAAACTGAAGAAGACTTGACAGTGCAGCCTGAAGTTCATATTGCACTCGATGGTACTTTTATATCAGTAAAGCACAACACTGATGCAATTAAGTATTTGGAAAAAAGATGTATTCCAATCGAGACTGCAGAGAAGATGCAAATGATGTTTGCTGCAATGGCAAAGTCATATGATACAGAAGAGCCTAACAATAAAGATAAGTGGGTGTATTTCACAAAGCGTCTTGTTATCCCGATTTATGAAAAGGGAAAGTTGATGTCTTGTGAAGGAAGAGACATTTATGGAGAAGAATACTTCCGTAATCAATTGATAAGACAAGGAAAGAACCCTGATGAATACGAATATAAGAAATGTATTTATCCAAGAGGCGCTTCAACATCAACCCTTTACGGACTTGATAAACTTGATGAAACAAAAACATTATTTTTTATGGAAGGTATTATGGATCTTGCAGTCCTTCGTACTGACCCATATTTTACAAACAGAAATTCAACTGCGGTTTTCGGCGCATCAATTTCAGGAAGACAGTTTGCATTATTATCAAAGTTTAGTTCAACTGTATTTGTAATTGATAATGACCTTGCAGGTTGGACATCTTTGAAAAGATGGAAGAATTACATTAAAGAACATAACTTAGGACAAAGTCATATGTTTATTTTGCCACCTTTTACTGATAAGGGTGTAAAGGATATAGGTGATGTCCCAGTTAAGATAGGCAAAACGATAACAGAATGTCGTGAAGCAAAGTGGCTAACTTCTCAAAAATCAATTATCTTAAATGAACAGTTGATTGATGAGACGGTTGATAGATTAAACAAAGAAAGACTCGAAAAACAAAGAGGTACAAAATGAAGCAATGTATTGGTCTTAAGAGTAATGTCGAAAAAGACATTCTCAAGGATTTGAAGGACGGTGACATTCTTTATTCTGCCTGCTACGATAACGCTGATGGGAAAACTACAAACAATGTTTTCATTTTCCGCGGCTATGTAGATGCACCTAATAACAGTAAAGGTGTGTGGGCTAAATATGTCGAAGCTGCATATTATGATGGAGAAAAGAAAGAGTATCTTCCTATCAAAAAACAACACAAGAAAGAAGACGGAACTTTTGAAGAGGTTGAAGACATTAAAGTTAACGACATTTCAGTTGGTCTGTTTTTGAATAAAAAGGATGCCTTAGTTGCTTGGGAAGCAATGGCAAAGAAAATCTATGAATCTGCAAAAGACGCAGTAAAAAATTACAAAGAGGTGTAAAAAATGGTTGATGTAACTTATGACAAACTTGTTGGATTGTTCGAAGCTCTTGATGATATTGATGAGGCAAATGCTTCTCTTCAGTTGAAGATTAAAACACAGAAGAAAGAGCAGTCTGAAAGAATTAAGGAATTTGCAAAAGACCACGAATGTAAACCTGCAGATGTTAAAAAGGTATTTAAGTATTGGCAGGAAGCTCGTGAACAGGAAGATCCTGCGGCAGCATCTGAGGATTTCTTCTCGATGTGTGTATTGATTGACGGCGGTGTAACAGCCGAAAACGGAGAGAACTCATAATGATTGCGGAGAATATAAACGGAGACAAATGGAAGCAGACAACTGTTAAAAAGTTGTTGAGCTTCTGTGAAAAGTGTCCTTGTGTTCTTTCAATAAAAACAGCAGTTCATCAAGGTGAAGATGGCGTATTTGTAATTCACAAAAATACAGGTATGCAGTATTTCTTCCCTTGGGATTTTAATGTTGAGCCTAAAGACTTTATTCACAATATCAAGTCTTTCTTGGAAAAGAAACATTACCCTATTTTGATTGAAACAATCACTGAGGAACACAAGCTTACAAAAGAAGAGCTTGCTTTGATGGTTGAAGAAGGTAGAAGTATTCAGGAGCTCCCACAGTACGAAAAACGTATTAAAGAGAAAAAGCTTTGGCGCATTGACAAAGTTATTCTTTGGAAAGATATTGTAATCTTAGTTCAGATTGATAACAAAGGTAACACAATATCAAATCAGTATCGTTATAAGTACAACAAAAATCTTGTAATCTTCCTTAAGAAGTATCGCAGCGGCGAATATGCTGATTTGGAAGAAGCAGGAAATGAGTTCTTCAACAACTCAATCTTGGTAAACGAAATAACTCCAAAAGAGTAAATAAATGCCTCCTTCGGGAGGCGGAGGTTTTTATGAAAAATTCTTTTTTGCTGCAATCATAGCAATATCACTTTTATTCACAGCTTGCAATGCTCCTACAGAAGTTAAAACGCTTTCATCAAATGGCATTGAATCATCAGCAACTTATACTTTTACAGATTTCTTTAACTCAGAGTTACTTGTGCAGGCCAGCAGGGATGAAACTTCCACTGCAATCCTAATGGATAAGAACACGGGAGTTTTATACATTTATAAAAGAAGTGGCTATCAGTATGGCATATCGCCTATTTATGATTCTGACGGTACAGTTTTGACAAAAGAAAAATGGCTTGCAAAGCATTCCAACTAAACATCTACTGGGCGGCGGTATTGCTGCCCTATATTTTTAAATAATTTTCAAAAAATCACAAAATTTCTTAAAATTTTTTATACTTTCCTAAACTCCACTTTATATTATTATTGTAATCGTTAATAAGGAGTTAGATTATGGTTAAGAATTACATTAGAGACACAATCATCACAGGCTTCGAGGTTATTCGAATGACAAAAAACAAGGTTCCGATGTTGCTTCTTTCAAACCCAGGTATTGCAAAGACAACAATCGTCGGAGAAATCGCTGCTCACGAGGGTTACGAAGTTGTTTCTCTCATCGGTTCAGGTTTTGAAAACAACGAAATCCTTGGTTTTCAGGTAAATGAGCCTGACTGGGATTACCTCATTACAAAAAATCCAACTTGGTTCAATACCATCCTTGAAAACAAGAAAAACAACAAACCTTCAATTTTGTTCATCGACGAAATTTCAGTTTGTCCTTCTCTTGTTCAGGGTGCTCTTTACCGCTTAATCTTCGAAAGAACAATCGGAAACGGCCGCAAACTTCCTGACGACTGCGTAATTATCTCAGCAGGAAACTACAAGTCAAACTTACCTTCTTACTGCGATATTACTGCTCCTGCCCTCAACCGTTTCTGTATTATCAATCTTGAGTCACCTGACTTCCATTCATTCCTTGATGAGTTCAGTCAGAATGAAGAAGAGCGTATGGCAGATTGGCCTGAGTTCAATCACGATGCAAATCGTCTTGGTCCAAACATCTGGGACAATGCAACAAAAGAAGTTAAGACAATGATGGAAGAGGTTTTTGAATGCTACTCTGACTCAAGAGACAATTCAAAAGGTTACCTTGACATCAGAAACAAGGACTTTGCTTCTTGCTTCGAAGGAACTTACAGCCGTCACGGACAGGTTTACAACTTCATCTCAGGACGTACTTACTACTACCTGCAGCAGTCAGTTGCCGCTTGTGCCTTGCTCAATGTCCCTCTGAACGGAGCAAAAAATCCTTTCATCGACCGTATGGTTGAAGGCTTGATTGGTGCAGGAACTGCAACTTTCAACGATGCAAATCAGTGTGAAGCTTTCATCAAGTCAATCACTGAAAAAGTTCGTCAGATGCTTAAGCGCCTTAAGTCAGGTGAAGCTCCTGTAACTGGCGGAGAGAACATCTTCGATGGTGCAAAAGAGATTGCCGATAAGGTTGACCGCCTGAGCCTTTACCTTGACGGTACAAGAACAAATGTGATGGATACACGCCGTGCACTCGGTGAAATCTACACACAGGCAATGGATGCTTACGACAAGGACCCACATCAGTTCCTTGAAGCAAACCTTGGTGAAAAGGTTCCTGAAGATCAGAGAAAAATCAACTACGCAAAGTTTGTTGCTGACATCTCTGCTCTCGAAACACTTGTAAAAGTCTGCGAAACTCTTTCTCAGAACAGTGAGGTTGAGGTTGCAAAGAACGGTCTGACAAAGATTGTTCAGAACTACAGCTTCTACGCTGAGGTTAATGCCTAAATCAAATGCGGGTTGAAAAACCCGCAGTTATTATAAAGCTTGTTTGATAAGGGGATAAATATGAATGTTAAGTTGAAGATGGACTACTACGTTAATTTGGAAGTTCGTTCAGGAACCCGCCATTATGTAAAAGAACATCCTGTTGTAAGCGCAGGTATTCGTAACGGAACATTTTATGTTGACGGCAGCCCATCAAAGGTTGTAAGTCAGACAGAAATCAACAAAATCTATATGATTAAGGGCGGAACTTACAAGGCAGTTGATGCTGATACATTCCTTGCCTTCTACCGCAACAACAAAAAGTCTGCTTAAGTAAAAAAGCTGGAAAACCGCGCCCCTTGAAAGAGGGGTTTTTGGAGTAAATTATGAATAATGAAAACTTTGCAAAAATATTAGAAACTATGTCTTTTTAGGCAATTTTGCTGGCGGTCCTTATGGTGGGATGTTTCAAAAAGAACTTAGTGCGGTAAAGCCTATATTAGACTCAATTGCAGGCACAGTTGATTTGACTGGTTACTCTCCTGAAGGTGACAACTCATTAGAGGAAATAAGATGCAAGATTGCCTCACATAAAACAGTAGAAATCACAAAAGCTTTTGCGGAATATCTTATTGATAAAGACCCAGAAATTTTCGACGAAAAGGGGCTTATAATTGTCGAAAGGTAATGCGGGTGCTTCAAATCTTAATTTAAGACAATTTATAATTGACGATGATAGAGATTTGTGTCTGAGGCTTGAAGTAGGATATATCAGTGAAACAAAAAAGCTTTCAGGATATGCAATATCTGGTTTTATAAAAGATGTTAAAAATGCTGTTCACGGTGTTGAACTTGACAGAAAGCTTGCAGAATGGCTTCTTGATAAAGAGCCCACGATATTCGATAAGAAAGAGGTAATCATAGTTGACAAATAGGAATCATAATATTTACATTCACGATATGGGCTCTATTCTTTCAGGTTTTCATAATTGTTTAACTAAGCCTTATACAGAAATCTTGGAAAGCGACTTCGGCAAAAGTGTAAATTATTTTGAAAGCCCACTTGATTTAAGTAAATACACAATCAATGATGGAATTTTATGTCTTAAATTATTCAATGCTTTTGGGCCGAAGAACAGCACAGTTTGTTATAATGTTGGAGACCAAGGCGCTGAATATGTTATAAAAGAGATTAAAGCGGCAAAAGCTGTTGTGCTTGAAGAAAAAGTTGTTGATTGGCTTCTTGATAAAAATCCAACAATCTTTGACGGAAAAAACCTTATACTTGCAAAGGAGAACAAGAATGTTTGATGGCGGCCCAGTAACTGTAGACTTTTCTGATGTCAGCCTAAACTCTGAAGGCAGTATTTGGGTGGGTGACCACTTACTTGATCTTGTTGAACTTGAACTGTTTTTTAATAAGCTTTCCGCTGCAACTAATGTGATAATTAAACAAAGAACTCTTGAAGAGTTTATCAACTTTTATCCAGAAGCTTTTGATAGAAAGGAGATTGAAATTGTATAAAGTAGAAAAAGAGTTTAGTCATATACAAGTTTATAAGGGGCGTATAGGAGAAGTTGATTTTGAATTATCATCCGGTTATGTTTTCCATCATTTTGATGACTACAACTTTCAGAAACTTTTGAAAGAAGTTAATTGGGTAATCAATTTTATTGTGCTCAGTGACATTAAAGATACAGGCATTTTAATAAGAAAGTCTTTTGGCGAATGGCTTTTAGATATGCAGCCTGATATTTTTAATGACTGCAACTTTATTATATTTGAAGAAGACCTTCCTGTAGAGGCCGAAGGCTACTTTACTGAGTATCATCCGCCTGTACACATAAGAAGAATTTAATGATTGATATATATATAGAAACATACAAACACTGAACGGTAAGCTCGGATGTTATAATGTAGATGATTATGTTACAGAATTTCACCCATACACAAAAGACTCTATCAAAGATCTTATAGGAGATTTATTACTTGAAATTGAACACTTTGACAGGTCTTTAGAAGGCGACATAATTATCACAGAGTCTTTAGCGACTTATATTATTGATAACATCGACCCGACTTTTTTTGATAATACATCTTGTTTCAATATCGTTGAAGACGTAGATATTACATCTGCTTTAATTGGAGAGGAAATACCTTATTGCTTAGTTCATTTATCATCATTTGAGTTTAAGCCTAAACCCACAAAACTCAAAGTAAATTGGAGCCAATTGCCTGAAAAGGAGATTAATGACTTTTTAAATAAATCTACTCAAGATTTGTTGATTGCTGCAGCGAAAGAAGAAGTTCTGAAAGTCACAGGAATTCCACCAAAATATTTATCATAAATTTTCACAAAAAATTAAACTTCTTCTAAATTTTCTTTATATTATTATTGTCAGGAGGAAATTATGACTAAAACACTTGAACAGAAAAAAGAAGAATTGCTCGCTCTTCTCCCTGAGCGCAAAGCAGTAAAGTCTGCAGTTTATGACAAGGTTAAAGCCCAGATGGGAACTCTTGTTCACGAATATATTGACGAGGTTTTGGGAGAAGCTCCTGCCGCATCAACCCGTTCACCTACAGGTATTTATCAGATTATTCTTCCTTCCGACCTTCCTGATTATGCATCAATTCCGCTTGACATTCACGAAAACGGACACTGTATTTTTCAGCACTTGAAGGACACAAAAACAAAACACGAACAGATTAAGAAGCAGCTCCGTTCAAAATGGGGTGCTTTCAAGGCAAAGATCGAAAACGATGAAGACATCGATGACGAAGCTTTGCTTGATGCTTTTGGTTCACAGATTGAAAATGTTGCAATGGACTTGGAAATCAACTCAAAGTACTTCGGTGGCGGAGATGATTGGAAAGTTCAGTACGAAAACATTTCAGTAGGTCAGATGGTTGCAACAATCAACCGTATGGAAGAAATTCCTGACGAATTGTTTGAAGAACTTAAGAAGGAACTTTCTGACACAGAAAAAGTTCTTGAAAGCTGCAAGGGAATGCACCCTGAGTATTTCAACTTCCCACTGGGAATGAACTGGCAGGCTTACATTCAGCTGATGCTTTCAAATCCTAACGACTTTATGGACAACCTTAATCAGCAGCTCGATATGCAGAAGATGATTAACGAAGCCTTGAAACAGATGCAGCAGCAAATGCAGCAGCAGGGACAGCAAGGTCAGGG